GTCCGGCCCGAGGGGTACAAAGGTGTGGTTTACAGGGGTCGCCTGTGCGTCCGCGAGGACGATGTTGCTAGCAGCCATGAGATTCCTCTCATACGGATACCTACAAGGTATCCTGGTTCGCTACCACAGGATTGTGGTAACGTCTGACATGCAGCCGTATAGGAAACGATCCCTATACTCTGCAACAGTGACGTTCTCTCTAGCCAAACCCTGCCGGGACGTTCCTTCCGGAACTACCTGGATTTGGGGGCTCTGGCCTCGGATTACGCTTTCCTGCGGGTAACAACTGCCGCAGTAGAGCTGCAGCCGAGAAGAGTTGGCCACTGCTCAAGTCAACGTTGAACGTTGGCTTGCGAGGGAACGGGTAAGCGGAGAGGCGGCGGCGGAAAAACTCGATGTGTTTGAGCTTTCCTTTCGCCTCTGGGATCGAGTGTCTTACCCCGTTGACAACTTGGTCGTAATTGGCCACGAAGTCATCGAGTTCGACACGCCGAATCTCAGATACGTACCCGGAATAGAAAGTTGTGTTGTATAACAACGCAGTCTCCATATTCCTGAGGTACGAGCCTACATCGAATACCCAATCGACGACGAAGGAGTAAGGTATTAACTCCCAACCAATGCTTAACGGGCTCATCGACATCCAGCGATCAAGCCGGAACGCCGATGGAGGAATCTGGAGTATTAATCCGATCCTACAACCTGAAAAGCTGGTCTCCTTTTTGATCCGCATTGCGGGGACATTAGGAGCGCCATCGATTGTGCTGTAGAACACTGTCGTCGGCACGTTCTCGCGTACCTTAGCTCCAGCAGAAATCCGCTGAAGCTTATTCTGTACAATACGGATACTCTCATTAGCGACCCCAAAAATGTCGTTAAGGAGAGGTTTCCACCCGTACTTGTACTGAAGGTACCCGTTCGCCACGTCGCGTGTACTTCCGAACCCTCCAGGAGGCTTTAGTCTACGGGCATGCCTTAAAAGCTTGGCCGTATTCTTGAACATCCTGACGGTGGTGCCAGCCTCGGCAAGAGCTACGCTCAAGTCGAGATTGCCACGTACCTTATCGTTTAACCGATCGAGGGCTAAGTTGTACATGCTATCCCTGCTATCCCATACCGGCACCTGAATCGGACAACTGAGGTTTCCTTCAGTCGAGCCGAGAAAGACGGGAGGACTAACCTGGTTCCTCGAATGAACCCCAGTCATGTAATCTTCACTATGAATAGTGTAGTTCCATGGCGTGGGGATGAAAAAGTCCCCTTTATTGCTAAGAGGACAAGTACAGTAGTCATAATAGCCCGTTGGGCGAAAATGATTTACTGTGCCATTCGAGCCAGTAACAAATTGGTCCTTTCCTAACAAACGGCTATAGGAATGCATGGAGCAATTACACCGGGGAGTGAGTCGGAACGAACACGAGCAGAACACCAACTATGCCGATCGTGATTAGCATAAAGCTAATCAGAGCGACGCAGAGGGTGAACAGATCGAGTTCGATCTTATTTGTCCCCGGCGCAACAGCGTAGC